GGAAATATTCTCCAACTATCTACTGCTCTTGCTAGATGAATAAGTTTAGCATAAGGGTTTACACCCAAGTCTTTTATTGAAGTGTCAACTTCTAAATCAACACTTATCTTTTGTTTTGGTTCTACGACCTTTACTTCGTCCATTATCCTTGACCTCTCTTTTGCTCTTTAAGCCTTTGATTTTCTTCTTTAATATGTTGTATTAACATATCAACGTATATTTCCCTTTCCCACGGTAACATATGTTCTAATTCTGTCAATGAATATTTATGATGTTGCATTAACAGAAAGTTCACACGATAGTAATTTTCAAGGTTTTCGTGTGAAAGGGTAATTAAAAAAAATCTGAAGCGCCATTAAATGTTAACGAAAACTTTTTACCAGACTTTGGGTTTTCATAGTTAATTTTATGTCTAATTTTAGGCATATTATTAAAAAACTCCATCAATTGTCTGAATTGTTTTTGCGTTAAACTATTTACATACTCGTCAAGTTCTTTTTCAGTAATATTATTTTTGTCATAAACATCATCTCCTTTAAAGATAGATTGAATAGACTCTTTTAATACCTCAATAGATTGCTCTGTCGTTGACTCTTTTGATTTAAAAGATTTAATTGTAGGATATTGTAACACAACACCATAACCTTTTTCAAACTCAATTGTATTATCAGGTCTTTTTGTTGTATCAATTTTTACATCTTCTAAATTTAAATCATACTCTACAATTTGTTTTTCATCATCTGGACATTTCAATCTTAATTTAATTACCTCACCGACTGATTTGCCTCTTATTTTTAAATAAAGATATTCAAAATCAAATATCGGTAACTTGGTTACATCAACATCATCATAGATACACGCTTGAACAGTATCTATAATTGCCTGTTGTATTTCTTTATCGTCTTCACTCTCTAATGCCATCAACATAACTTTTTCTTCCTTGACAAGGAATGGTCTATATGTTATAGTTTGATTGTTAGAGGGTAATTGACAAGTATATTTTGGGACTTCATTTATTGGTAAAGCCATTCTATTTCACTCCTTCATTATTATTCAACTACTAAAAGAACGGTGGGAATACTTTTCCTCCGAATATTCTTCCAGTAGGGAATCTTGTTTTAATTTGATTTAATACATCTCGTCCTGCTCTTCTAATTTCAGGTGGCAATTTACTTATAATACCACCAAAAGGACCTCCATATCTAGGATCTTTTATTTCTACTACACCATCAATATCACCACCTACAAGTCATTTTTCATGGTCTTGTATTGTAACATTGGATCTCCAGTATCTATAATTAAATGTAACTGATTGATTAGCAATTGCATTACCATTGTTGTATGCTAAATCAACTGCACCTATCGTTTTAGGATATGCTTCAATAAGTTCTACATAATAACCTGATAGTGTTAAATTTGCAAGAGGACCGTCAACTCTATTAACAACTTTTTGATTTGTTGCTTCATTTCTATTTTCATGTAATGGAAAAATAAACACTTTACCCACATACTCATCATAGAAATTTAAGTTATAAGTTCTACTGTTAATAACTGTATTTTGCCATGCTTCAAATATAGCACGTTCAGATAATTCAGAATCTAACATAAATGTTAAATTCATTGGTGCAAATTCTAAACCTCTAGCGATATTTCTTTCAGGTCCATAGTATTGATTTGCTGATGTATCTGTAATTGTTCTTTCTGGCAATTGTGCTGAATTACAGAAAAAGAATAATCTTTCTCTTGTATTATTTTTTAGTTCATTTGTAAATTGTAAATCAGTTTGATATTCTATAAATTCATCATCACGGAATGAATCTGTAGCAATAGGTGCTGGAAACTCTAATACAACTAAAAACTTAGCAGGTCTGTAGAAACCTTCAGCACCTGCAACCATACTTCTAAATCTGTTTATGGTTGTATTTCTGTTTGCCTTTTGACTTAATCTTTCTCTTGCCTTTTGAGGATCAAAACCTTTATCTCTAGGTAGGCCTATTCTAATATCAAATGGTCCTGGTATTGGTAATCGTTGTCTAATTATTGCCATTTAAATAAATCTCCTACTGTCTGAATAAACTTTTGCTTCACTTGCCTTTTGAAATCTTTGTACAGGTAAGTATATCGCAACTGCGGCATCGTTAGCATTTATTCTTAAAAATCCTGTTTGTACATATGAATACAAATACTTTTTGATTGTTGGTTTTACAATCTTAATATTTTTTACATCATCATAGTTTACATCAAATTTTGTTTGACTATCAAACTTTGTATCATCAGCAAACTGTTGCATACGCTCTAATAATTTAAACCTTAACAATGGTGGTAGATAATGAAAGTTCATACCTAAAAACCCACCTGATATTGGTTCTAATGGCAATACAAGAGGAAATATATCATAGTATGGTAAAGTCTTTCTTAATTTAGGATTATACCCAAATAAGTTTAATCGCCCTACACTAGGTCTGCCTTGTAATTTACCTTGTCTAAACAGTTGTCTAGCATTAGCATTACTTGCTATCTTATTTACCTGTGTTCTATACCAGGTAGCAGACTTTTGCGTGTCTCCTGCCTTATTTTTGATTGTATCAAATACGCTTGCCATACTACTATTTATGAGAGTTTTAGAAGGTCTTTAGATGGTCTTCGGTAAGTATTTTAAATGACATATTACGTTTTTGACACCAAGCAAATGCTGTTGCCCATTTACGTTTATTTGTTTCATATGTCAATAATGCTTTTTTGTAGTATGCTGTTTTTATCTTACCTGGTTGTGGTTTTCTTGTTTGTTTTTTAGGTTTGATTTCAATTAAAAACTTTTTAAATGTGTTATTAGATTGTCTGACTTTCATATAGAAATCAGGAAAGTATCTATGTGGCCTATTGTCAACACCTCTATATGGTAAAGATATTTCTTCACTACCCCATTCAATAATCTCTTTGGTCTTGTCACAATAATTCATAAATCGTTTTTCCCATGAGGAACGATAAACTATATTTTTTACATTACCTTTATACTTTTGTGGATTAAGTGGTTTGAATAAACCTTTATATGCTCGTCTGTCTATATTAGGTAGACGTTTTATTTTTAACATTACTTAACACCTCTCTAATATGGTCGTAATATTGTATATCACATCTATTTAGTCCATTGTTTTCAAATCTAGTATTAATGACAATATTATCAGGATAATAATCTTTCGTATTATCAATTCTATCAACTGAAGGTGCTAAAGGAAACCATTTCTTAAAAACATCCATCGGATCTATTTTTATTTTTAAGAAATCTGATAAGCCATTTTGTTTGTCAAATTGTTTTCTTAAATCTTCTTCATTTATGGCAATAACCTTTTCTCTCCTCATAGGTTTGCCTGATATTTTACTCACGCTCATTTTACTAACGTACTGAACACCTTTTAGGTTCTGTAACATTTTATAAAATGGATCTTTTGATTTAAGATTCTTTTTCATAATTGTGGGCGGCCCGAAGGCCGCCTATATCTTACTTTATTGATTTGCCATTTATATCAACCAAATATCTCATATCTTCATATTTTTTATCTTGCGGCATAAATCCTAATATTACTAATGGATTTATTTTTAATCCTGCCTTTTTATAAGATTCAAAATATGTTTCTAATTTGTTAATATGATTTAATCTTTTTGATTTTAATGTTGATTTTTTACCTGGCAATTTAGTTGATAAAACAACATAAGATTTTTTACCTGTTTTAGCATATTGCATAATTGCATTATGAAATGGATCAAGTAAGTTTTGTGAAGTGTAACCAACCATATTTCTATCGGTATCTAATTCACCTCCTATTTTAAATGTAACAGCAGCTTCTTCAGCTAACCATTGACTTACTTTCACATCATTCCAAGTTCTAAATCTTCTTGGAGTATTTGTAACTTTTGAAATATTTGATTTAACTCTACCTCTTACCGTTTTATTTAAAGTAGGCCAAACTTTGTTTATTTCTCTTTCAACGTCATCATCATTATCTATTTTAACACCTTGTGCTATTAACTTTTTAATATGATGAACAATACCATCCTCTCCAGTAGGAAATTTAACTGTTAACAAATCTTTAGTATTTTCTAATGAAGATAATCTCATCAATTCAACAGGTGTTCCTGTAACAATCCAACACCAATATTCTTTGACTTTTAATTTCCTTAATGCTTGAATTGTACCAAATCCTGCTCTTAAATCGTAATCAAATTTAACTTCAGATTCTTCATTAGGACTAACTATAAGTAAGTCTTCCCAAGTTTTAATACCCATAGAATAAGAATCTACAAGTTGTTCTATTTCATCATTGGTATGTTCATCTTCTCTACCAACATTATTATCATTATCTAATTGTTTAATTTTAGATAAATCAATCAATGTAGGTAATTTAGGCCATTTTAATCCTAAATGAGCATATTCTGTTGGAAATCTAAAAAGATTTGGATTTGTTTGTGAAATTTCATTTAATGAAATTAAGTTAGTTTTTGTGTTATTTACTTCTATCATTTTTTCTCCTTAAAATAAGAAAATCATAAGTCATAATGAGTTATGAAAATCTTTAGTTATGTTATTATATATATCTCCTCATAAGTGTGGGTGCCTAATTAAAGGCACCCTTTTTGAGAAAGTGAGAGAGATAGATTAGGAATCGTCCTCAGCAAGTTTACTAAAATACGATAGGTCATCGCTATCGTTGGACTCATCCTCTTTCTCTACCGAGTTGTTAGAAGTATTGGGTAC